CATAGCCACACTCCTTTTTTGATTTGAGTGTAGCATATTGCCATCCGCTTACTTAATTAAATGGCAATTATGCGAACAATGTCCGGTTCATCCCTTTCACGATGACTCCGCTTGGAACTGGTAACTCTAGTGCGTTGATAACCACCATTACAAAGATCAATTCGTTGTTTGGGATAACAGACGCTACTCCGCAAAATTCAGGAGCCGTCATCATGAATGGAGACGGAAATGCTGACTCTTTACATGCTGAGGGCATAACTTGGCAAGGTGAGAATCTATACGCTGTATTCAACAAGAATGTCAACGGACGCTTTCGGATTACAGGACTGCTATATTATTCACCGGCTGGTGTTATAACCTTATCTTAATAAATATGCACAACCTCCATATAAGAGCTTCCCGTGGTGGACGCAGCTCCGGACGCTGAGGACTTCTTGAGTTGTGGCGTGAGCACCGTTCCAGCTTCGAGGAACACTACACGCCCCATGTTGATGTTCACGCCGAATCCATTATAGGAATAGCCAGATCCGAACAGGGCGTATGCATCATCCACTACAGTTGCACTTGCGACCACCTGCGCCTGTATGGATGCCGATGCCCCGGAAGCGGCTGATCCCTGCGCATACATTGATACGTAGTACAACCCAGACTTTTTGACGGTCAAAGTAGCATCCGATCCAGTGGTGGTCTTGTAGTATTCGTTATCAACCGCGGCTTTTTTAGATCCGATATTTTTGGCAGTATCGGAAAGATTCCATGCACTGCTCCATTTGCCGATCAGAATGTGCTTGTTGGAATTATGATTGATATTGCCATTTAATTCAGCAAGCTCTGTTTTCATCTTTCCCAAATTATCAGCTACATCCAATAGCTTTTTGATCTCTGTGACATTTAATCCGTCATAATGCACTTCAAACACTGGACAATCATCGGTCAAATCTCCATCCTGCAAATTACCAGCTGTATATGCCGGTACAGCCGGATCAGACGCCACTGGCGTTCCTGTAATAACTACCCAATTATTGGCTTCAACATTCGTTTCCGCATTTCTTGTATATCGATTCACTACCAGATCAATACGCTTCATCCCCTGACTTCCGTTAGTCAGTTCGACCTCATCATAGGTTCCAATTTTTATACTGGAAATATTTCCATGATGACTCATCATACCGCTTCGAATCTTCAATATATTATTCGACGCAAGTTCCGGTTCTAAATTTTCACCGGATGTTAGAATATAACTCTCCTGTCCAACTGTTCCCTCGACAAGTTGCCTGAACTGTTGGCTTGTCACATGCGGGCTTCCGGTTCTTCCACTAACTATCTCCATCGTCATTTTCTCCTTCCAATTCATATTCTTTCGATGTTACTCCTGCAATTACGCTGCAGGTAATGTTCTCGATAGGCTTTGCTCCATACATACCAGTAAGGTAATCTCGTCCGCCAACGATATCTCCGATACCTACATCAATGCCAAGCTTCTCCACATCCATGCTGAATTTCTTCTTACTCATCAGCTCAGTCAACTTATCAAGTGACTGGTCTTCCAGTTGATCTGTCTCAGTGGATGTGTTCTCGTAGACCTGGACAATCTCATCCAGTCCGGTGTAATACTGAGTCTTTTTAATACTCCCATCCGGCCAAGCATACAGGTGAAATACATTTCTGTCCTGCAATTCCCCCTTGCCGGTGACGATCAGATGATTAACTCCATCTCGGATGTCTTCCATCGTATAATTCAATCCACAGTCTTTGGACAATTCAATCTGATCAGAATAATCTACGATTGGAATTGCTCTGATCAAAACATACCCCGGAACGCCCTTCTCCCGCTTGTGCTGAATATCCAGCCGATATCCAACCGAAGTCAGCATCTTCGTGACACCTTCCAACAACGTGCAATATCGATCAAACTGATAATTACTTACAGATACGCCTGTATCTTCACTGGATACCACGTATAATCCATCAAATTCCGGCTCTATCAATGCTTTGAGTACCTTGTTGAGTTCTCCTGACACAACCTTATAATCCCTTCCGGATGGCGGCTCAATGGCTTTGTATGCCAATCTTCCGCGCCAGGTGTAACCTTTCAGTTCCACGTAATCCAGTGTTGTACTGGTAAGAACCTTGCCGATGATCCCGCCATACTCCGTATCCGGAATGTACACCAGATTCCCATATGTCATATCTTTAGTCCAATAGCTCCGGGCAATCTTCACGGAGAACTTCTTTTCCCCGTTCACGTCGAAGGTACAGTTGGCTCTCTTCAGTGGATTACTGCCAATCTCTCTTTGATACGTTGCTAGTATTACCATGCTGCCTCCTTCCGCTTCAGAAAGATATACAGATCCACTCCAAACTCTCCGTTCCAATTCACAGATATTAATCCGGGTGGTATCTGTTCAAATACGGAATAGTCATATCCTCTGGCATTAAACAAATTCGCTGTCATGCCATTGGATAGATATTTCGTGATTGTCTCTTCTAGCGTATTTAATATCAGATACTCATTTTTCTCCAATGTAGTTAAAATCTCATAAGGATACCCATTGATCAACACCTTTGGATTTGAACATGGACCGTAGATCACCATTTCAAAATCTGATGGAATAATGTGATCAATTTCAAATACTCCAGATCCTCGCTTTTCTTCCACAAGCTCAAATGGATAATCCGTAGGAAAATCTAATCCACTTACTGCAACTGGTTCTGTTTGCGGATAAAACCTCTTCTCCAGAACTGTGATCCACGACAACTCCGATGCAAGGAATGTGAGCTCCACTTCCGTATACACATACCCCTTCCATCCTGTTTTCTTGGTCTTGTAAATCTGGCATGGTAAGAATGTATCATTCACATACAAACGTCCGTATTTTCCCGTCTCAGCGTCTACAGAAATGATTCTGTACAGAGTTTCCATGTTCTGCACGAACTCCATTCTCTTTCCAAAGACATCTAAGGTAACTACCTTTTCATAGCCGTCCTCTGTCTCTTCCCACGTACTGTCAAACCAATCAGCCTCAACAGTACGAAAAGGCGCCTTGGTCAACCAAAGCACCTCTCCTTTACTATTTTTATAATATGCCTTTATCATAATGCCGGCACCGCTCCTTTCGGCAATGGTTCATCTATCCTCTTGGTTCCAAGGAAAATTGGACGCTTCGCCATTTTTTCTGCAGCTCTCATCTGGATTTTCTCCAAACGGTCATAATCAATTAAACCTTTGTCATCAAATCCCGGCTGGTTCTTTAACTTGTCTACTGACGGTGTGTCAACTCCGCCTGACATCGCAATATTTACGGATCTCTGCAATCCGGATACTGCTTTCTGTACTCCTGCACTCATGGATCTGATCGGAATATTCTTCTCGAATCCAATGCCCATGCCAAGAGCCATCATCTTACCAACCTGATCACGGAATACTCGTGACGGCGAGTGAATACCAAGCTTTGACTTCACCCAATCCAATGCATTACTTGCTGCATTTGCCGCTGCATCTGCCAGGCTCTTCGCCGCGTTTGTTAATCCACTGGCAATGCCTTTGACGATATTCATTCCAACACTGCCCCAGTTCACACTGGTAAATGCATTCTTGATCTGGCTAATGATAGCCGGAATCTTACCGATCAGCTGTGGAATTGCCTGTACAAGTCCGGTCGCAAGAATTGTGATGATCTTAATTCCGGCTTGTAAGATTTTCGGCAGGTTCGAAATAATCGCCGTCGCCAACTGACCGATAATAGTCGGTGCCTGATTAATCAGCTGCGGCAATGCATTCACCAGTCCCTGCGCCAAACCAACCAACAAGTCGATACCGGCATCCACGATCCGACCTACATTGGAAAGTAGCGATCCTACCAATGTAACAATCATCATTAATGCTGTCGGGATCAATGTAGGTAACTGTTGTGCAATTCCAGAAATCAGTGTTGATACAATGGAAATTCCACCACTAATGATAGCCGGCAGATTTGCTGTAATTGCCTGTAACAAATTGTTAAGCAACATAGCTCCCTGCGCAATCAAGTTCGGAAGTGCTGCTGTAATTCCATTGCAGAAATTTGTGATTACCTCTGGCCCTTTTGTCTGGACCATCGTAAGGATCTGTCCGATCTGATCACCGAACGCGCCCTGCAGGAGCCCGAGTCCTGCTACGACAATACCGAGTCCTCCGGCAATGTTCATACATTTCAGGAACGCCGGTGCAAATGTAGCTGCCTTAGACAGGATTGGCTTGAACGAATCTCCGATCACTCCACCGTAACTAGCTATCTTTTCCCCAACTGCTCCAAACTTCGGAACGATTGCAGATACCTTTTTCCCAAGCTCTCCGACCTTACCGGTAATTGTTGGAAACTTCTCTGCTAATTTAGGACCTACCTTTGCAAACGACTCTCCTACTTTTCCGGCTGTCTGTGTAACAGCACTTGTGAGCTTTCCACCGGGACCGGCATTCCACATTTCGGAAACAGATCCTCCCAACTTACTGATTGCCGGAGCAATCTTTGGTGCGAGATCCTGGAACGGCAATGCGATAGCATCACCGACATTCTTGAATGCTGTTCCAGCCTTCCCAAGAGATGCAGACGCACTTTTCACTGTACCGGGAAGCTTACTAATAGCAGTAATTGCCCCACCAGTGACATTTCCTAGTCCGCCAAGAGCATCAGAAAATGTTCCGGCACCCTTACCAATTAGAGATAACGCAGGCGCGGCTCCAATCAGAACTGCGGACATCTTACCAAGATTCGTAAGTTGTCCGGTATCCATACTGCCAAGTTTGTCAGCAATACTCTCAATTGCATCAGTGAAGCCTTTTACCTGAGGAACAGCGCCACCAATTTTTCCAGCAAGCGCACTAACAACATCTATCCCTGTTTTTCCTAGTCTTGGAATGATCTGACCTAAATTTGTAAAAATGTTCTGTGTTGCAGTCCAGAATGTCTCTACAAGGTCATTTGCACTTATAACTCCAGCTTCAAAGTTTTCCCAAGCTGCTTTAGCAGAGCTTACAGAACCTTCAATCGTGGTCGCTGCTTCTTTCGAAGTAGTTCCAGTAATTCCCATCTGCTTTTGCACAACGCTGATAGCATTTACAATATTTCCAAAGGATAGACTGTTGGCATCAACTGTAACACCGAGTTCTTTCTGGACATCTGTAAGTTTTGCTGCATCGGAAACGAGCCGCTTCATTTCTTCTTGAGTACCACCATAACCAAGCTTTAAATTATCAAGCATGGTATAGTTCTGCTTCGCAAAACCCTGATAAGCATTTTGGATGTCACGCATACTTGTGCCCATCTTATTTGCATTGTCGGACATATCCACGATAGCCCTGTCTGCATAAGACGCTGCTTTCGCAGTATCTCCTCCAAGGCTCTGTAACAGCGATGCCGAGAAACTGGTTACAGTTTCCATATAGTTGTTTGCAGACATTCCTGCCGTTTTATACGCCCTATTAGCATTATCGATAACTGTATTCGCGCTATCCTTAAATAGGGTTTCTACACCACCGACCTGCTGTTCCATATTCGCAACAACGCCAAGTGATGACTTTATGATTGCGCCAGCAGCAGTTCCAACTGCAACCACAGCTCCGGTCATTGCCTTAGATACTATCGACAGCCCGGATTTTCCAAGTTTACTTAGCTTGCCAACTCCTTCGTTGAATCCCTTTTCATTAATTTTTGTGTCAAAATTCAAATAGCCGTCTGCCACACTACCACCCTTTCTAGGCTAATAGCACGGCTCAACGGCTCACATGTGCTTAGATCTTAATCTTTACCTCTTTTCTACACTCCCGACAGTTCAGGTACACGCCATTACACTCGGCGGTATCATCATAAATCAGTAGCTTCTTACCGCAATAGGGGCATCTGAACCACTTCCGTTCTGTCGGGATGCCAATCTTCTTTATCATGCAAACATATCCCCTATCTCATAATCTGTCATTTTTCTGTTCTTTTTCAGCGAAATCGCACGCTGAATCTTCTGGATCCGCTTGCGCTCATCCTTATCTTTGATATCCCGGAGATCAGTATTCCGATACATGATCCGTTGCTTGATCTCCGTCTTCTCCGGAAGTCCAATAAATAGCGTCTGGAATTCCCACCAGTGCATATAAGAAATTGTCTGCAGATTAATTCCATACACCTCACGGAATGCACTGTAAATACATTCTGCATCTTGTTCAAAAGAATACAGTTGTTTTGAAGCGGATCCTGATACCTCCTCTTCCTCTGCATTTTCTGGTTTCATTGCAAGAAAATCACCCAATGCCTGAACAGCTCCTTCCAAATCATCTGGCATTCCATCTGTATACCATTGCATCATCAACTGACATTTAATCTGCCAAGGAACCTCATCATCTTCTACCAACTGAATGAAACGGATCCATTCTCTGAAATCCGTCTCAATTGGATAGTTTTCCTCATTCACACACACTGAATCCGGGAATTCTTCAAATAGAATATTCATAACGTATTACCTATTACCGTTGTAATAAGTTACATTGCCACGATTCTTATTGCGATTGTTCTTATCATACTTTCGTCTCTGCTGTCTATTACCATGCTGCTGAACAGTATAATTACCATATTTCTGATTCAGCTTGTCGGCTTCTTTATTCTCAAAAGCCAATAGTGCATCTGTAGCATTCAAGCACGCGTTCAGACTGGTTTTCCCACCGAACATTTTCTCATGCGCTCCTTCTCCGATTACACGATCGAAGAAATTAAAATAGCACTGACACTGTGCACGGATGATATCAGCGGTCTTTCCTACCTTCGGCACCTGCGCTGCTTCTTCCTTAATCAATTCCTTTGCTTCATCCAAATTCTCCAGGAACTCTACATCCGTAAAATCAATCTCTCTTTCAAGATCTCCATATTTAAAAAGGCTCATCGGCTCACACTCCTATCTTTTTACTCTGCTGCGAACGTACACGTCTGCCACTTATCTGTCGTTGTCGCAGTACCCTTTACGATCTCTCCTGCTGCTTTCAGACTACCCTTGTAGATCAGTGCATCCGTTCCATCACCTTCTGAATCCGGAATCACACTCCAGTCACGCTTTCTGGCTGTACATGTATTGGCATCTTCTGCCGTAGCGTCAAAAAGATCCACAACCACAACAGTTACCTGTGCATCTGATCCCAGAATCTCATCATCTGTAATCTCTGCCAGCTTTGCATGCACCGCATCATTTGTATAACGGTCAAACTCATAATCCATAGACGGGGCATATCCAACTACGTCTGATCGTTCTGATGCTTCATCCACATACTGCCTGCTGTACTCTGTAGAGTTCTTTGAATCTGACATTGACGTGAATCCTGTCATCCTGGTAAATGTCTTACCATCACCGGCAACATCCATAAACGCTACCCGCTTATGCCTGCCTACTAATTTCTTTTTATTTGTATCTCCTGCCATGTTCTACCTCCTATTTGTAAATCAATCTGCAGATCATCTGATACCGTCCCAGGTCTACATCCGGTGCAAACAAATAGCCGGACTGCAGCACTTCCACCTTTATGGCATCGTGCCCGTCCAACTCTGGGAAAATATCATCTAAGTTGTTCTGTTCCGTCCACTCTTCAAACGACTGGTAAAATCCGCTGTTAGCAATGCCGGTTCTGGCATCACCGTCATAGGCTTCTTTACTGGTAAGAGCGAACTGGAATTGTTTTAGGCAGGTTCCATCGGTATACCTTTTGTAGATGGGGTCTGCCCCGATCGGATCAATGGAATACTCCATTCCATCACCGAGATAATCAATATTAATCTTTCGATCATCGACGTACGGGCAAGTGGCAATGTACTCCCGGATACTATCAATAATCGGTCTCTTAACGTGCAGCAAGCTTCTCGGCCCCCTCTCTGATTACGTCTTTCTTGCTCGCCTTCATGGTCTCAAACCACCTTGCCCGTGATTTGTGTTCATAATACTGCCGGCGGGCATAAGGCGTCAGATATTCAATATATCCGGATCCAATCACAGTGCCAAGCGTTGCGGACTTGATCATCATGCCGGTTCTCCTTGGTGAGAGTGGGTTCATATATCTAAGACATTCGGAATCTACAAATGCCTGCGCCTTGGAAAAGGACTCTGCCTTCTGGCTCGCAAATGCCGGATTCCACTCTAATTTAGCTGTCACAATACCTCCGTCAGTTTGCACAGTTGTGATGCTGCCTCTGGGAGTCGTGATACTAAATTGCTTCTTCTGTGCCATCTTACGCCCCTCCAATCCTCCAATGTGGAAGTCCACCGAACCGGTTGTCAGACCAGGACAACACTTTGCAATGCCGCTGGCTCATCTTCAGCAGATCTGCTGGCTTCTCAATGTCTTTACTACATTCACCCAGAACAATGTGATCATCATTCTGGATTGTCCAATATCCAGCCGGATTCTCTAGTTCTGCATACTCTTCCGGCGTAAGATACTGATCCGCATTCTCCACATCAGCAGGAATACGGATCTTGTACACTTCTGCGCTGTTCAGTCCTGAATCACCGGCAGATACCTTGTGGTCCACATACACATGCACGCCCCGGATCACCGTTCGATTCCAGGTGTCAAAGGTTGTTTTACTGCCGGCTTTCCGGTTATAGATTGTAATCGTTGCATTCGCCAACATCATCGTCCACCTCCAAACTCATGAGTCCAGTATTGACCAGATACATCTCTGCGATTCCGTACAACATTGAATCCAATGACTTGTTCATATCATAAGATACGGAATACCCGTCATTATTCTCCGATGTCTTTCCATCTCTCTGATCGTACTTAAATGCGCATTCGCACATCTCACACAGAGCAAGCTTCGCTGGATCCGTCCACTCCCCCTGCATGCGATCAAATGTGTATCTGTTCAATCTGGCACCCATTTTCAATTCCAATGTCTTCCAGCGGTTCATCGGAATCATTGAACCGCCATAGACATCTTGATAATAATCATAGGTTACATTCACGCAATCACTCCTTATACGGCAGTCTTAACTGTGTGTACGTAAATACCAGCCTTCTTATTGTCTTTGCACTCAGCAATACCGACCGTACGATAGCCAAATTTCCATGCATCCGCAGCCTGATTCTGATCCGGAGAAATAATCTTGGATACAGTGTGCTTCTGAAACTGGATTGCGGAATTCTTATCCACGATCAAGAAGTTCATGTTTAATGCTCCTGATGCTTTGGTAAATCCGCCCTTCTGTTTTGCAGTCAGAGTAATT